CGTGCTGGGCGAGATTCGTGCAGCGATGGGCAGCCTGCGGTTCTCGGATCGCTTCGTGTTCACATACTCAGGCCACGGCTCGTGGGTGCCAGACACCAGCGGCGATGAGGCCGACATGCGCGACGAGTGCTTGGTGATGCACGATTGGGAGACTGCCGGCTTTATCACCGATGACGAGTTGTACGAGGCGTATCAAACTCGGCGCACTGGTGTTCGGGTGAGCGCATTCAGCGACTCATGCTTCAGTGGCACCGTAGCGCGACTGCTCAACGTCAACAGCAGTGAAATCCGCTTCTTTCCTCCAAACCTTCTCACGCCCGGTGTCGAGAGCAAGCCGGCTCGTCGGCTCGATGGTCCCAGCCGACCGGGTACGATGCTCATGAGCGGCTGTTCGGATTTCGAGGTCGCCTACGACGCGCACATCGACGGCGTGTATCAGGGTGCGTTCAGTAACGCGGCATTGACGACCTTTACGCCGAACCTTACCATGAAGGCTTGGCATAAGCTGATCCTTCAGAGACTCGACTTCAAGCAGTACCCTCAGACGCCTCAGCTCCAAGCATCGAGCTGGCAGAAACTGTGGCGTCTCTAGTCCCCGCAACCTAGAGCGGCCCATGCTGGCTTTTGGGTTGTTCTAGATTGTATCATGCGCGAGCCATCGACCAAGGTGCCGAAGTCACAGCGGAGCTGGCTAGAAAGTGGGATATCAGGATGACAGGTCTACTCGGCCCCAATGGACTGCCGATCAGCACCAGTAATTTCACTAACAAGAAGGTTGCGCCTCCGATCACAGGGCCAGCCTTCGGAAATTGGGCAGGACGAGAGGACCTCACTTTCGGGACTCTTCCCGGCGGTGGGATCGTCCAGTTCGATCTTTCCAAGCTCACACTTCAGGACTTCCGAACGATGCGAGACCACTATCAGGTCAACGCTTCGCTGGCGGTCCTGTCCTTCATGCAGCACCAGTCCAACTGGCATATCGAGTGCGACGACAAGAGGATCAGGGACTTCGTTGACGAGGAGATTCGGCGCAACTGGACGATGCTCAACCGCGGAATGGCCCAGTCAAACTGGGCCGGCTACTCCCCAAATATCTTGGAGTGGGAGAACGATTCCGCCGACCGGCGCGTCCGTCTCGACAAGGTCAAGGACCTGATTCCCGAGGAGTGCGTGGTCAACTGGAAGACGGTTGAGGGCTGGAGCCCCCCCAACCAGACCCCTCCGAAGTTCAAGATTTACGACGGCATCAAGCAGTTCGGCCAGCGCTGGCCGACGCCCGTCGAGAACACATTGTGGTACCCGCTGCTCATGGAGAACGGCGACCACTATGGGCGCAAGCTTCTGAGGCCCGCTTTCCAGAGCTGGTTCTTCAGCATCCTGCTGCACCTCTACGCGAACCGTTACTACGAGCGCTTCGGTGAGCCCACTCCCATCGGTCGTGCACCTTACGACGAGGACATCCAGATCGACGCGACGACCAGCATGAATGGCGCAGAATACATGCTCCAGCTGCTGCAGCGCCTTCGGTCCCGTGGTGTGGTCGTGCTGCCGAACGACAAGACGCAGGATGCGAACGGGCGGCCTCAGTACGAGTACGACATCGACTACCTTGAGTCGCAGATGCGTGGTGCCGACTTCGAGCGCTACATGACGCGACTCGACGAAGAGATTTCCATCGGCCTCTTCACTCCGATCCTCCTCCTCCGTACTGCAGATGTCGGCTCCTACAACCTGGGACAAGGGCACGAGCGTATCTACCAGCTCATGCTCAATGCCATGAATGACGACCGCAAGATGTACCTCGACAAGTACGTCGTCAACAAGCTGGTCAACTACAACTTCGGCATCCGTGCACCTCGTGCCGAGATCGTGTTCCGCAAGATGGGCACGACGAACTCGGACATGGTCAAGGAGATCATGCTTGCCTTGCTGAATCAGAACAAGCTCAAGTTCGACATCGAGGAGCTTGGTCAGATCGCAGGCATGACGCTGAAGGAGGTTCGCCAGACGGTTCAAGACCCCGCCGCGGACCCCGCGCAGCAAGATGCAGGCGCCAACCCGCCCGACGCCGCCGCTGGTCCTGCGGCGCGTGCCGCTACGGTCACAGGAGGCATGTCGCTGGCCACGCTGGAGCGCCGTGCCGAGGACGTTTCCGCCGTCGCTAAAGAGATTTGCGACCGTGTGCGCCCGCAGATCGAGAAGGCCATAAAGTCCGAAACCTTTGGTCCCGAGCTGCGTGTGAACATGGGCTTCAAGCGAAGGATGGAGCAGGCTGCTGGGGTGCCAGTGGAGAACCTGTATGCCGTCATGGACGCCTGGCTCAAGGACATTGTCTCGCTCGGCCCTGACGAGTTCACCGACGTTGACGACTTCATGCGCACCTTCGACCGCGTCCTTCTTCACGAGATCAAGGCTCAGCTGTCATGACCGCCAAGGCGTTTCCAACGACCTATGACGAGTTCTACACCAGCGGAAAGCTCAAAAAGCGCTGGGATTGGGGCTCGTCGCCGCGCATGTACTTCGAGTATGCCGAGAACGGCACGGTGACGATGAGCCGTGAGTTCACGCCAGCGGAGAGCGACATAGCTGATGCTCGCATTGCAGCTGATGATTATGCTGCGGCGCGTGCAGCGCTAGTCCAGCAGCTTTCTGATGGCATCGCAGACATTCAGGCTGCAATTACGAGCGCCAATAATGATGCAGGTACTGCACAAGGACTTCAAGCCGGTGCGTTGAGTATCAAGAATGACGCCACAACTCAGCGCGTTCAGATCGCAACCTTTGTTCCAGCGGCGTCATATCAGCAGGCACAACTTGCGGCAGTCAAACAGCAGATCGACGCGCTAGCCGCACGAGACGAAACCTTTGCACAGGCATTCAACGAGCTGTTCGTGTGGAGGCAGAATGTCGACCTGTTCATGGTGAAGTCCTACAACGCGACTCTCTGGCTGGCGCAGGTTATCTCCGGTCGTATGGATAACTGATGGCGCGACAGCCGACCAAGAATGAGCTGCGCTGCTTTTGCAGCCGGTCGCCGCTGCTTGCGATCTACGGAGTCGACGAGCATGGAAAGCTGTATGTCCATGTGAAAATCTTCAAGCAGAATCGCATCTATGGAGAGGTGCTCGTCCGCGAGGGTCGGGTTTCTCTCCACTGTCGTGAGTGCCTTCGCTGGCACACCGTCAAGATCATTCAGCCCGGAAGGGCCGTACTTACTGAGGAGACTGAACCACAACCCATTGAGCCCGAATCCGTGACCCCGTCCATGCTTGCACCGCGCACGCCAAACCTCTAAGGTGACCAAGGCAATGAAGAGTACCCAATTCCCCACCGGACGATACTCGGACAAGGAGGCTGACGTGCAGCGCACCATGCGGATAGCCAACCGCACTCAGCACGACGGCCCGACCGAGTGGTTCAAGATCGTCAACAAAGCTGGCTCCGATGTCACGGACGTGTTCATCATGGACGAGATCGGATTCTGGGGCACCAGCGCATCCTCGTTCGTTGACCAGCTCAAGGACATCAGCACCCCCAAGATCGTTCTTCACCTCAACTCCCCCGGCGGCGAGGTGTTCGACGGAGTAGCGATCTACAACGCGCTCAAGAACCACGAGGCCCACGTCACGGTCTCGGTGGAGGCGCTCGCTGCTTCGGCTGCTTCCTTCATCGCGCAGGCCGGGGATGAGATCGTCATGCAGCGTGGATCAACGATGATGATTCACGACGGACTCGCCTTCTGTGTCGGCAACGAAGCCGATATGGTCAAGACCGCGAAGCTGCTCAACACGATCTCGAACAACATCGCTGACATCTACTCCAGTCGCGCTGGAGGCACGCAGGAAGAGTGGCGTGCGCTCATGCGCGAGGAGGTGTGGTACACGGCGGGAGAAGCGGTCGAGGCCGGTCTCGCCGATGAGGTTGCTGCAGACGCTGCGCCTGAGGATGCAGTAGCAGCAGCCGCCAAGTGGCACCTGTCCGTGTTCAATCACGCAGGTCGCAACGACGCTCCATCACCGGAGTCCATCCGAAAGAAGATCATCAGCAATCGAGCCAAGGAGGCTCCCGTGGCACCAAACCTGCCTCACGCAGAGGCCCAGAAGTCTGGCGAGGGGGAGACGCCTGTTGCCCCGGCAACGCAGGTCGTGCCCGAGCAGCCCGGCACTCCCAGCGATCCACTTCCGGAGGTCCCAGCCGACCCCGAGAAGGAGAAGGAGGAGCCCAAGGCTCCCGGCGACCAGCCGAGCAACAGTGCAGTCACCTACACCGGGCCGCGGGTCACCTTCCTCGTCAACGGCGTCTCCGTGACCGACGCTTCGGCCGTCCAGGCCCACATCGACTCGCTCGAGACCGCGCAGCGCGAGGCCGCCGAGCAGAACCGCAAGGACTTCGTGAAGTCCCTTGCGGAGAGCAACAAGATCGGCGCATCGCAGATGAGCGGGATCGAAGCTTTCGCTCTCGGCCTCACCGGCGACCAGTACGAGGCGTGGAAGGCGACGTATGACGCTGCGCCAGTCCTTCCGCTCCTGGGGCAGCACGCCGCAGGTACGTCCAACCACAGCGGGACGCCGTCTCCTGTGGAAGCCCAGGCAGCTGACCGCGTCGAGGTCCTGAAGGGGGTTGTCGCTCAGCACAAGATGAGCGGCATGGACCCCGCCAAGATCAAGGCGCTGGCCAGCTACGTCGAGCTCGTTGGGCTCGACCCCGAGTACAAGCTCTGACAAGGAGAACCACATGAGCACCTTCGTCAAGGGCGGCGGCACCAACACGACTCCCTTCGGCAGGAACGAGTACCTCCGTTCCACCAACCCGAAGCCACAGACCGAGTCGTACACGCTCGCTGCCTCAACCGTCCCGGCCAAGACCATCGACGGCGTCACGGGCCAGAAGATCCTCCAGCCGGGCACCGTCCTGGCCAAGATCACCTCTGGCGCTGACATCGGCAAGGTCGGCCCCTTCCAGGCAGGCGTGGTGGATGGTCGGCAGACCCTCGCCAACATCGTCGGTCTCAACGACACCTTCCTCCCGTGGCAGCTCATGGAGCGCGACGTGGAGGTGGCAGCCGTCTACGACTGTACCGCAGTCCAGGCGTGGTGCATCGAGCTCGACGCGGGCGGCGCTTCCATCGCCCTGACCAACACGACCGCCGATGCCATGAGGTCCACCAAGGGCCTCGACATCAAGTTCCACTGAGAAGGGACGGTATAAGACATGCCAAGTTCAACCGGCCTCGACCGTCTCGTTCGCAAGGAGGTCTCGCTCGGAGCGATCCGAGAGAAGCCCGTCCCGCAGAACCACATCGGTCTCAAGTACGTGCCCTGGAAGGACGTGGAAAGCGACGATGTCGTCTTCCAGTACATCAAGGGCGGCCTGCAGGAAGGTCTGGCCCCGGCTCGCGCCGAGGACGCAGAAGCCGAGCTGGCCCAGAAGGACGAGCTGGCCTACGGGTCGGGTCGCGCCGCGGTCATCGACTGGTCCCTCAAGGACAAGTACGCCCCCTCGGACGTGTCCCGGTTCCGTGACGCGCTCCTCATTCAGCAGGAGATCAACGGCACCCTGACGAGCCTGAACTTCAACATGGTCGGCAGGACCGTGGAGGACTTCCAGGCCCGACTCGCTCGCCACGACGCCCTCCGTCGGCGCAAGCTCGACAACCGAATCGAGTGGCTGATCATGACCGGCCTCTTCGTCGGCTCGATCGCCTACAACGACGGCAAGATCAAGTTCACGGTCAACTACGGGCGACCTGGGGACCAGACGGCAGTCACGCCGGCCTCGGGCCTCTGGAACACGACCACCTGCGACCCGATCGGTGACCTGCTCGCCGTTCAGGACCTGCACTACACCCGGTACGGCGTCCGTCCCAAGCGTGGCATCATCTCGCAGAAGGCGGTCAACAGCCTCTGGAAGTCCTCGCGCTTCCTCGCCGCTGTCGGCGTCCCGGTCGTGGGCGGCACGCCCTCGTCCCCGCTGGACCCGAACTACCTCGGCCTCGCCGGGTACAACCCGCAGGGCGCTCTCGCGATCGTCTCGCAGGCAACCGGCATCCAGTTCGAGATCTACGACGCGGTCTACCAGACCCGCGCCATCGGCTCGGCAACTCGCGTCAACAACCGCTTCACGGACGAGCGCGACGTGCTGCTCCTCCCTGACATGGGCGACCTCGCGGACATCGACGACACCGAGCTCGGGTTCGGCAAGACGCTGACGGCCCCTCACCCCGAGGGCAACTGGCAGCCGGGGTACTACGAGTGGGAAGACGAGACGAAGGACCCGTGGGGACATGTCCGCGGAACCGGCGTCAAGGCCTTCCCGGTCCTGCCGTACATGGAGTACACAGAGACGCTGCGGGTCCTCCCGTAAGCACAAGTCGCCTCGTAAGGTGGGGCATCCGAGAGGGTGCCCCACCTTGCCGGAAACGAACTGGAGAAGAACGTGGCAACGCAGAAGGACAAGAAGCACGAAGGGATCGAGCTCAACGTGCCCAGCACGGCGGCGCTCGACATGGAGGCCCGTCTCGCCAACGACAACGCACCCTCGTCGGGTGTGCTCACGGTGAACGCCGCCGGTGTCGAGGAGGCCGCAGTCGAGGGCTACCGAGGCACGGACCCCATCTACCAGAACTACGCCAACGACACCGAGAAGCCGCTCTCTGCCGAAGAGGGCGTCTGGGCAGACGCCGAGGAGAAGCACGACGACAACCTCGCCGGCGATGCCAAGGAGCCCACGGACGAGCTCAAGCAGGCGTACAAGGACCGCAGCACGAACCTCGACCCCGACGCCAAGGACGACGAGGTGAAGCGTGAGCCCAGGCCCACCGACACCAACTCCGACGAGGCGCTCGAGGCCAAGCGTGCCGAGGCCCTCGTGAACGCCGACGACGCCAAGACGAGCGAGCGCTCGGCCTCGGCCAAGGGCGCATCGGGCGGCTCCGGTTCCGGCGCAGCCAGCTCCTGATCCACCCAGCAAGACCTTCAATAGGAGGACGACGTGGTCGCGTACTGCAGCCCGACAGACCTGCTGATCGGTGACATTCCGGTCAGTGGTGAACTGAACCCTGCTAAGTACGTGCAAGACGCCGCCGACGAGATCGACAGCAAGATCGGGTTCCTCTACACGACACCCATTCCTGTTGACGCCTCGTCAGGCACGGCGCGGCCCGTCGTCCTCCTGCTGAAGCGCATCAATGTCCACCTCGCCTCCGGTCGCCTCATTCTTGCGGCGACCATTCCGGCTGAGAACGAGCGCTTGAATGCCTACGGGCGGTCACTTGTCCGCGAGGCTGAGGACGCAATCGAAGCGATCGCCAGCGGGCAGATCATCCTCGACGGCGTCCTGGCAGGTGGGTTCGCCCTGCCACGAAAAGCTGTCCCACTGATTTCCAACGGTGACCTTGAGTCATCCGTTGACGCCTTCTACGACCGAGTCGTAAACCCGCACTACCAGTTCCAGTCGCCGTACCGTCCGTATCGAGGCGATTACGGATATGGCGCAGCAGAGGGCAATCTCAAAGCCTCAGGGTTTCATCAACCTTGAGATGCATGGTAACTCCCAGCAGGTTGAGGCCATGCTTGACCATCTTGACCGCGCCCTCGATCCAACGATGATCGGTGGCAGGTTTCTTGCCACGACTGTCAATCCCTACATTCGCATGAGGGCTCGCAATCGCTTTGCTTCTGAAGGTGACGATGCTGTCGGCGGTCGCTGGACGCCACTGAAGGCTGCAACCGAGAACTTTCGTACCCAAGCGGGCTATGGCGGCGCTCACCCAATCAACCGACGCACTGGCGAGCTGGAGGCGTACATCACCAGTTCACCACTCGATATCCGTATCGAGCCTGCGATTGGCGCAACACTCGTCATGCCTGGAAACCCCCCGAGCAATTCTGAACTACGCAAGAAGGTTGCGACGGCTCAGAAGGGTGACTCACGCACAGCGGCCCGTCCGGTGATGGCCGTGGATGCGACGGACCTTGGCTTCGTGCTGACCGGCCTCGTTGAATATGTGACGAGGGGTCTGCTATGACGTTCGATTCAACCTCGGTCATCGTCTTTCCGAACAACGCTGTCAACGTCGTCTATGATGCGACACAGCTTCTTGATCCAGACCTGAAGGTTTTCCGTCGTCCGCTCCGCAACACCGACCCGCGCCAGTCCGTCGGTGTCTTTGCGTCGCAGTGGGTGCCGGATCAGGAATCGTTCGAGATGGGCCGTGGACCCTTCCACGAGCCGACGCTCGGAAGTTACCTCATCTCAATTCAGACCTTCGTGTTGGACTTCGATGAGGAGCGTGGACTTGCTACTTCGTCGGTCCTTTCGACCCTAGTACGCACCATGCTTCACAGGAACGCTGCGCTCGGTGTAGCATTGCGTTCGCTGTCAGTCGTCCTCGAAGGCAGCACGGAGATGACGAGACGGTTCTCCGTCAGAACACAAAGGTTCCACAGCAACGAGATCGACGGGGACTTCCTGTACGTCTCAACACTCGAATTCTGGCTCGAAACAGAAAGAAGCTAGACATGGCGACAGACGACAAGGAACTCCACACGCTGGAGGACCAGGTGACGAAGCTTCGTGAGCGCGTCGAGGCCGAGCGGGCCAAGCGTGAAGAGCGCGAGGCCGGTGCGGTTGGAGACATCCGCAAGGCCGAGCTCCTCGCCGAGAAGGCGCGCTTGGAGGCGCAACTGGCGCAGGAGCAGGCGTCCAACAAGGTGTCGGCGGTCAAGGAGGGTGCGAACGCGCCTCTCGAAGCAGCCGTCGCAGATCAGAAGCACGCCGAAGCGGCCCGTGACGCTGTCACGGACAACTGACGGCACCCGACACAAGTAAGGGAGTAACGACATGGGATTCACCTCCCAGGCTGGTCAGGTGCTGCTGCGCTCGCAGGCAGTTCAGGGCACTTTCCAGGCCGACATTGCAACCGTGGGCGTCTCGGTCAGGCTGCGAAGCGGCGGACTCGGGACGAACCGAGACCTGCTCATCACCGACCCAGAGATCGGCGGCGGTCGTGACGTGACCGACGCGCTCCTCGGTGCAGCCTCGTGGGGTGGAGACTTCGAGTTCTACGCTCGTGTCGATGCCCTCGCGACCCTGCTCAAGGCGTGCCTCGGAACGGCGGCTGCACCAGTCACCGCAACCGGCGTCACGACGCACACGATCACCCCTGTCGACTCTGGCACGCTGCCCTACCTCTCGATCGAAGAGAACCTCGGCGGCACGCTGGAGACCTACAACTACACCGACGCCATCGTCAACACGCTGCACCTCGAATCAGAGGCCAACGGCTACCTGATGGGCACGGCAGGCATCATCGCCGCGAAGCAGATCGCCGGTGCAACCAAGACGGCCAGCCCGACCAAGGTGGACACCACCTCGCTCTTCGTCGGCACGAACATCACGGTCACGTACAACGCCGTCTCGCTGCCTGCGAAGTCGTTCAGCCTCGACATCAACAACAACGTGGCGGCAGACGACTTCCGTCTCGGCTCGTTCTTCGTCGGCGACCTGACGGCCAAGCGCCGCGAGGTCACGGCGTCGTTCAGCATCCGTGAGTCGAGCAGCGCCCTGTGGCGTCAGGCGACCTACGGCACGTCGGCTGCAACCGGAGTCGGTGGCGTCACCACCAAGTCGCCGCTCGTCATCACCTGCAGCACCTACGACGACATCCCTGGAGGTACGCCTCCCACCAAGTACTCCATCGTCATCACCATCCCCAACTTCGCCTTCACGCCATACACGCTGGCGGCCTCGGGTGATGACATCATCGAGTCGGACCTGTCCGGTCAGGCCCTGCGGCCTTCCCCCGGCACTCCGATCATGACGACGGTCCTCAAGACCGGCGCGACTGGCGCCACCATCGCCTAGTCGAACCCGTCGATGCCCCGACCTTGTGGGAGGTCGGGGCATCGTCACCCCCACAAAAAGAACTGGCACCTAGTCCATGAAGGGCCACCAAGCCATGCAAGACACCGAGCTTCCCCCGCTGCCCCCCCACCCAACCGATGA